GGTGAGTAGACGTAGAGGCAATCCATCAGAGAGCCTGTCGGCGTTGTGGTACAGAGGAGCTAGCAATCCAAAGAAAGAGGATGTAAGAGCTGCAGTTAGCTCTTCATCTTCTCAGCTGGCACTAAGACAGGTGGTGGCTTTCATCGACGCGGAACTTGAGCGCGCAGAAGCACGACTGCTATCTGATACTACATATGAGCTTCCAGCATGGTCGGAGCACACGGCAGATAGAATAGCTGAAGTAAGAACATTACGATTAGTACGAGATATGATTAACGGCGGTATAGTAGGAGCATAATATGGATGAGAACACACCAGCAGGTAATGTAGATAACAACGCTGCAGCTGAGCCGCAGCAACCAGTAGCAGAACCGCAGGTATCTGAACTTGAGGCACTTTTAAAGGGCATCACAGATCCTACCGGAAGACAGAAATACAACGACCCTGTTACAGCCATCAATGCTCTGGGTCATAGCCAAGAACATATTCAAACGCTTGAGGCTACCAACAAGGAACTGCAAGATAAGCTCGAAGCTCTTCAGGCAGATCTGCAAACAAGACAGAGTGTGGAGGACGCCTTGAGCACAGCACTTAATTCCAATCAACCGCAAGAACAGAATTCTGCTTCTCTTAACCCAGAGGATGTTCAGAAAATGGTCTTCGGTTATTTACAGCAACACCAACAGCAGGCCACCGCGCAGACTAACCGCGCGCAGTTTGAGAACTCTTTGCGAGAAGCTTACGGAGATTCTTACTCTGCCAAGGTAGAGGCAAAGGCGGCAGCTTTAGGTATTCCTGTACAAAACGTAGTATCGTTGGCGGAGCAGTCACCAGCTGCAGCCATCGCAATGCTGGGAGTTGTTAGTAACCCTACCCCTCAGCAACCGCCTGTTCAACAGGCACAAGTAAATACGGCAACTGCATCGCAGCGTGACCAGTTCCAACCAGCAGTACGTCCAGCAGGTTCTGGTGTACTAGGTATGGGATCAACCACAGCCAAAGTAACTAACGCAATGGCCGACATTCGTAAAGAAGTCGAAGCCACACTTAATCGCTAATGATTTTGGAGAATTACTAAATGATTAAAACTAGCACTAATGGGGTAGAACAGGGTTTCATCGAGGCTACAATGCTGTCTTCTTTTATTCAGCGTAACCTGCACGATGCCATCCTCCCAGAAACGTTTTATAGAAACGTAACAGACTTCCAGAATGGTGAGTCCATTGACATCCCTTCCATCGGTGAAGTGAACATTCAGGAAGTGCGAGAAGATGAACCATTCGTCTACTCACCAATCCAGACCGGTAAGATCTCAATGCGCATCACCGACCAGATCGGTAACGCTCATTATATTACCGACGACATGCGTGAAGATGGTAGCAACATCGACGCACTGCTTGCCGCTTACGGCGAGGAAGAAGTGTACGCGATGCAGAAGTATCATGAGACACGCGCGTTCGAGGTGCTAAACGCAGCTCAGACTGCTGGTGATACCAACGAGGTTAATGGCTTCGCTCACCGCCTAGTGGCGTCTGGTACTAATCAGGTCATTGAGCTTGACGATATCAGCGCTATGAAACTGGCGTTCGATAAAGCCAACGTGCCAGCGGCTGGCCGTATTCTGGTTGTAGATCCTATTGTGGCATCCACTCTGGATCGTCGCTTCCAGATCACGTCCAACACCACTGACGCTAACATGTTCTTCATGGACATTATGTCAGAGGGCTTTATGCGCGGTCGTGACTTTGTCGCTAAGCTGTATAGCTTTAACATCATCACTTCTAACCTGTTGCCAGCTATTGAGTCTGAGACTGTAGATGGTACTGCGGTTACTGGTGGTGTTGCTAATATCGCGTTCTCTATCTTTAACGACAACACCAAGCCACTGATGTACGCTGAGCGTCGTGCACCTAAAGCTGAGTTTGGTCGTAACAAAGATCTGCGTCGTGATGAGTACACTGTGTCCTCTCGCTTCGGCTTTGGCGTACAGCGACGCGACACTCTGGGTGTTATTATCACATCCGCAACTGCAACTGCCTAATAGGAGGGTAGCATGGCTTACGAAACAAACCCAGCCGGTATTGGTGTAGACCAGCACTACGGTGTTGAGAAGACTGGCGTTACCGGCGTTCTTAATACTCTAGGTAAAGAGGTGGAGGTGGTCTTTGAGATCACCCCTACCAACCTAGACCATCCGTTTGTACACACACTGCCGGCAGGTTACTCTGTCACTGACATAACTTTGGATGTAGAGGATGAGTACACAACAGGTACGGCAGATCTCTCCATTGATGGTGGTGCAGGTCTTACAACTGATATGGCTCTGGACGCCAAGTCCTTTGGCAAAGTAGATATGGCTGGTCTTGCCAACACTTCGGATATTGACTCTGTAGATCTGGTAATGACCTTCCCAGTGGCAGTTACGGGTGAGGGTTACGCTCGCGTGATCATCACCTATAAACGGTAGACCACACGGTAGTACGGGGGCTTCGGCCCCCAATCTTCCAAGGAGTATCCAATGAAGCTGACACTATTAGAAATAGTACAATCTGTACTGTCTGAGATGGACTCCGACGAAGTTACTTCTATCGGGGATACAGCAGAGTCTGATCAGGTAGCACTGCTCGCACGAGATGTTTATCTTAGCTTTGTGTCCAATAAGAACTGGGCACACACACAAAAACTAATTCAACTTCCCGCAACATTTGGCTCATCAAAACCTACAGCACTTAAACTTCCTGACGACATTAAGAAACTGGAGTGGATCAACTACGATTGTAGACGAGATGCTTTAGATCAAAGAGTTAATCAGCAAGGCATTAAGTACTTGTATCCAGATGAATTCATAAAACTATCAAACTCTCTTGACGTCACACAAGACTTCGTTGAGCAGTTCCAACTTCCCGGTGGTGCGTTCATCTCAATTACTAACAATGCTAACCCACGGTACTGGACTTCGTTTGACGATGTGTACTTGGTTTGCGATAGTTACGATTCATCAATTGAGACTAATCTGCAGGAGAGCAAGACGCAGGCGTTCGCCTCTCTTACTCCAACATTCGTACTTAACGATACGTTCGTACCTCACCTACCTGATGAAGCTTTCGCTGCTTACATAGAGGAACTTAAGTCAAGGGCCTTCGTTTCGTTCAAGCAAGTAAGTAATCCAAAGACTGAACAGGAAGCAAACAGACAGCGCCGGTGGCTTAGCCGCAATCAGCAGCAGGCACACCAAGGTATCAGATACAAGAACTTTGGAAGACGGAGTAAAAAATGAATAAAGATTTGATTATAGATTACACGCCTCTTGGTATGTACGAGTTTAGATATGAAGGCGGTGGTCAGCTACCAAAAGAATTATCTGGTATGTACACTACTCACCGTGAAGCAGTGCTTGCTAAGGCACGTTATCTGAATATTAATAAACGCAGCGTGTCACGAGACAGAGCAAAGAGAGCACAGACTGAGTGAGGTGATGTATGGCGGGGGCCAACTTTGAGTTTGCGGATTTCACAGGTGGAATAGCTACTGACCTGCCGCCAACTGTACAAAACACAAACACCTTCAAAGTGTTAGACAACTACAACCTAAACGACGATGGTAGTGTTAGTAAGCGTCATGGGTACGTGTACAATAATGAGTACGCATCGTTTGCTTCAACAGGCGGCGCTCGCCTTGAAGACAGCAACACAACTCCTACTTACGGAAGACATAGATGGATTCTATCATCAATTGGGTCAGCGCGCAAAGACCGATTGGTTGTTGTAGGAGTGACTATAGTAGGTAGTGGAATAGTTAAGTACACTGCTGAGGTCTTCTCTACCAGCGGAGTACGCCTAACGAGCGCTGAGTTATCATATGTTACTCCAACGCAGACAGTAACTAAGGCTAGTGAACTGCCGACTATTAGTATGGCGGACTCTGACTATGGCGTGCTTGTAGGCGGAGCTTTCTTAGATAGCGCATTGATTGTATATTACGACGAGAATGCTGGACGTTATGGTATGGGACTTGTACGTATAAAAACTCGTATGTTTGAAATTCTAGGAACTTCATCTATATCAGAGCGCCCCACTACTATAACTCCACAGCATTATGCTAATCTTTTTAACGCAGGATGGACGCCAGCATTAATAAACCAAGTCTACGCTGACTTAGGAGTTTACCCAAGTCTAGCAGATATACCACAATACGGAAAGATTACAACTTCTGATACTCCATCAGAGATTGGTGAGTTTAGTCCTGCAGAGCTTGAGAAGAACTTCTTCGGTAATACGCCAGCACCGCGTGGTAGAGACATTTACGAAGTCCAAACTATGCCGGGCATAGGTGATGCTTCTGCTCGTCTTGACTTCAACTCAAATAGTGTTGATGCTGTGTGCTTCCACTCCGGTCGCGCGTTCTTTGCTGTTTCAACTTACAAGACTAGTAGCCCCAACTTAAATGCAGAGGTAGGACAGGCGTCCGAGAGGATTTACTACTCTAAGCTTGTGTCAGATGTGAAAGACATGTCGGTATGCCATCAAGAAGCCGACCCTACATCAGAGCATGTAAGCGACTTGGTAGCAACTGATGGTGGGTACATACAGCTAAAAGGATCTGGTCTTGTTTATGATATGGTATCGTGCGCTGGTGGTGTAGTAGTGACAAGTAGTGAAGGTGCGTGGCTTATTACTGGTAGCCGTGGGTTCTCGGCCACAGACAACTACGTAACCGTGCTAAGAAAGTCTACTACAATCGTACCAGCAACTCTATCAGTTATTGGTAGTGATGCTGTATTCGTTGACGACGGAGATTTATACATTGTAAACGTAGACGACCGAGGTGTTGTACGCGCAGCCAATGCAAGCGCCGGAGCACTTAAATCTCTTATTAATAAAGCTACTGATGGCGCGTGTGTGTCCTTTACTGACGAGGATGGCAACTACAATATCGCGTACTCTGAAGATGTAATTAGTGGTGTTGGATCTGGATATGTAAACGATCTTGGTCTATACTCAGTTGTTATATCACTTAATGCTACGAAACAGTCTGTGCTTACAAGTTCTTACCAAGGTAAGTATTGCGCTATATTAAATAATACTATGGTTGGTTTAACCGTTAGCTACGATGACCTAGTAACTTTCAATCCTGTCCCTACTTACTATTCGTTGATTAAGTCTCAGGAATTCTCCGATGAGTACACAACAGTAGAGTTCCTTGGCAGGTACAGTGATGGTACTATTACTGTAGAAAGTACTATACAGAGCGCACCTGTTGTTGCTGTGGCACAAACCAACCAGCTAAACTTTAATGATACACAACGTATCAAAGAGCCGCTGTATGTGACCACGCACATGAAGTTCACAGACGGTGTGTATGTAGATGACGGTGCTGGTAATCCTGTACCTGATGATCCATCGCAGTGTACTCTTACTGCTAGGTTCGACAACAAATCTGTTAGTACAACTCCACGTGAAATCTACAGGCCAAGGTACTTACCTGTTGGGGCTATTGGGCAGGCCGTACCATACGACAGTTCAGTAGTGTCATCAAAGGTCAAGATAAGAGGCAGAGGTAAAACTATGTCACTTGAATTTAGATCTGATGAAGCTAAGAACTCATGGCTTCACGGTTATGCACTATCAATGACTGGTGTACGTGATGTGTAGAGAGGTAGTATATACATCAAATACAGTGGAAGTTGAGTTGGAAGTCATCGACGCTGAGTCGGTGGCTATCCATATCATCCCACATACGTTTAATAAAGCAGCATACATTGAATGGCTGCTATTCATAGGCGAGCTTACTGACTCTCTCAGAGACAGGGGTATCAAGTACCTAGTGGCACCAATCCATACGGGTGACGGTGTCACTGCCAAGCTGGCTGTGCGCATGGGCTTCACGCCGGTGGGCTACACAAGTGATGGCAACGCGGAGATTTATTTATGGGAGCTGCAGCAGTAGTAGCTATCGGTCTTGGACTTGCTTCGTACTCTGAGCAGAGACGCGCAGCGCGGGAACAAGAACGGGCCAATAAAGAACAGAAAGTGGCGGCGGAGGCTCAAAGAAAAATCCAAGAGCTTCAGGCCAGAAGACAGAGAACTGAAGAGATTAGACAACGTCGTGTACAGCAGGCGGATGTAGAGCAGGCCGCTGAGGGCGGTGGTGTGGCTGCGTCATCTTCGGCAGTTGCAGCTTCTCAGGCAGTACAAACTACGCTGGCATCTAACTTATCATTCTTGGATCAGACTGCTGGTCTAGGAACTATAGCAACAGAGCGCTTAGCTAATGCCGCTGCATTCCAGAACAGAGCAATCAGAGCACAGAACAGGGCTGGGCAGTACTCGGCACTTAGCGGTCTGGGATTCCAAGCTGGAGCAGCCTACAGAAATAGATGAGGTTAAGCATGAACGGATTTGAGCAAGGCGGGATTGATTACGAGAACGTGTTCGACTCGTCTGGAAATGTCACAACTGATAACCAAGACAAAGAAATGGCGCTGCGGGACGCAGCAGCCGCCGTGTCATCCGGCGACGATCCATTCACTGCTTACAATGAAGCATACTTGGCTGGCAGTGCAGCGGCAGCGCAATCTGCCGTACAAGAGGGAACACTACTGGAGCGCCAGTCAACTGCCATGGCACTAGAGGCGGGTGTCAGATCACAGCCTGATGAAGCACAAGAGCTTACAGGCATCGCAATTGACATGTTACAGGAAGGTAATGAGCTAATCAACACCCCGATGGGTGCTGACTTGGTTTATGTTAAGTACAAGCTGGGCAACTCTGAAAATCTGAGTGACGAGGAGCTTGAGAATCTGGCGGTAGATCATTATATTCGTAGAACTCTTGCAACTATGGCTGACGCACAGAGCGTTGGTGATTCTGCATTAGACCTACTTGGAATGGTGGCTTGGCCTGATGAGTCTTATAACACTGCGGCTTTCGTTTCTCAAATGCGTGGTGCTGATGGTGTTAGTGTAGGTGATTGGTTTAAATCTGCATCTGACATGTACGCCTTCGCAGATAGATTCAACGAGCTGTCAGCAAAGCAGAAGCTTCAAGTATTCGCAAGAATGCAGGAAGTGGCAAGAGATGTTGAGGATGATAACTTAACTCAGCAGATTGACATGCTGAGAAAGGCAACTGGCATCCAAAGATCCCTCGACTACGAGACTTTTGAGAAACTGTTCATCGGTATAGATCTTGCCACAATCGGCAGCGGTCTTCTTAAAGTTGCTAAGCGAGTTAACCCAGTACGTACTATGGCTCAGCAAGACACAGGAGCTGCAGCTGAGGCTGTTGATATTGCTGTGCGCACACAAGAGGGCGCTGATGTAGTAGGTATGTCTCGCGTTGACGCTGCTATGTCTACAGTACCAGTTAACATGTCCGACACTGTGGCCGCTGGCTCAGTAGATGATGCAGCTTGGAGACTTAACGAGGAGCTTAGAGCGCTCGATGACATGGCCGACGAGGCCGAGAGAGTGCTACGAGAGGGTGTACATCTAACTCCAGATGAGATGGATGCTGCATTCGTACGTGCACAAGAGCGCCTAGCTGAGACTCCGGGTGTGTCAAACATCACACCTCTTGAAATAACTGAGGACGGAGTTACGTTCTCTTACAAATTTATTGATCCTGTTACACCAACAGCTACTCCTGTTGAACTTACAAAGACAGTATCATACGTACTTGATGATGTTACTGGTGGCTTCTTGCAGCCGTCCGCTGGTACAGGGTCACAGGCATTTAGCTTTGTGGCGTCACCTAACGTGGCGCTTGGCAAGGATAAGCGTCTTCTAGTTCAGCCAGCAGAGCGCGCACTTGGTGCTTCTGCTAAGATGTCTCGACTGTTTGATGACTCTCTTAGACTGGCAACTGACAAACTTACCACTGAAGAATACTCAAGAGTATCCAGAATCCTGAACAAGGGTAATGGTGTCGGAGAGTATCCACGTGATCAGTTGATGGGTGCTGGTGTAGATGGTATTAGACTTACAGAACGAGAGTATGGCGCGTATGTCAAACTGCGTAGTGTAGCTGACAATATGTTCAACGTCATGAACAAGCTGAAACGTGAAGAGCTTGATCTACAGAACGCCAAATCTATTTCTATAGGCAGACAGACAGGATACAGTAAAGTATATGAAGCATCAGAAGATGCACTAAAAGGTTACAGAGCCTCTAGCAACACACACGTATGGTTCCCTGACGCTCCTAAAGGAGTGCCTAAAGTACTAGATGATGTGTCTCCTGCTATGCTTGATGATCTATATTCACGAGGATATAAACTTACTCGTGTTATTGATGACACCCACTGGAACGCAGGATCTACAGGAACACGCTTTGCTGTCGTTGGGCCTGATGCTATCAAACCACTGGACAATCTGGTTCTTAATAAAGTTCCCGGATATATTCCACGTGTGTATGACAACGCATACTGGTTCGTTAAAGTTCCACGCAGGGTAAACCTTGACGGTAAGTCTGTTGAGCAGCTTGACACTGTGCGCTACTTCGATAACAAAGCGGATGCTGATAAGTTCAGCGCGTGGCTGTCCAAAAAGGACAATGTAAAAGCACAAGTACTGTTCGATAGAGAACTGACCACCTCTAGTGGTGGCGATGGCGATGTTATCAGAATGAACGGTGGGTTGTTCAGATCTCCTCGTAAACAGGAGCAGCTGAAGTTCGGCCTTGAGGGTGCAGAGATGGACACAGATCCTATCAAAGCCCTTCAGAGGTACTACCGTACACTGTCAACTCGTTATCCTATTAACCAACTAAGGTCTTCATTGCAGCGTCGCTGGATGAACGAGGCGCAGGAGTTCATTGGTACATCATCTGGTGTAACATTCCAGGACGCAAGGGCTGTAATCAAGTCTCACAGAAACATACCTTCTGGCAGACGTAACAAATTACTCAAGGCACATGATCAGATCAATGCACTGTCCCGTATTCCTACAGAGACAGAGCAGTCAATGCAAAGTAAGTTAGTGGATATGGGCAAATGGATGGATGCCAAGGCACCAGCATTCCTTAAACCACTGTCCAAATATCTGTACCGCATGAACCACTCGGCTCCTACCGACGCCATGAAAGCTGCAAGCTTTAACATGAACTTGGGTATGTGGAGTTTCGCGCAGTTCCCAGTACAGCTGATGGGTATTACCGCAGCACTGACAGTTGATCCTATCAACGCCGCTAAAGGTATGCCGCGTGCAATAGCATTCGGTCTGTTAGATAACATCAAGAATCCAAAGGCATACGAGGGTGCTGTTAAAGCTCTTGAGAAGATTGTACCTGATATCAGAGAGGCCCACACAGCGTGGCGTCGAACAGGGTACTACGACTCAGTGCGCTTTGCAAACCCAGACTTAGGGTCTATGATGGACGGAAACCCCTATGATGCCTCCATGCTACAGAGAGCTTGGAACACTCGTAACGTATTCTTTGATATGGGCGAGTTGGCAAACATGCGAGTTAGTTTCGCTACCGCATACTCTAAGTTGTCTAAGGGCAAGGTATCAGATGTTAATCTAAAAGAGATGGTGTCACGTGCTGAAACATACCGTCTGCACATGTCCCGTGCTAACCGCGCTGATTTCCAGAAAGGGTTCTCAGGCGTAGTTACACAGTTCCAGCAGATCAACACTAAGTTCTTCGAGGCGTTGATGGGCAAAGAGCTGTCTGTAGCTGAGAAGAGTAGACTCCTGACTGGGCAGATGACGTTGTTCGGTTTCGCTGGTGTACCAGTACTTGACATCATGGCTGATAGAGTTCTTGATGTGTTCCTAGACTTTGAGGATGTTACTGCCGAGCAGCTCACGCTGGCTAAGCGTGGTGCTATGGCTTGGTTAGTTAACTCTTACATGGACATGGACACAGTGGTCACTGACCGTGTTGCATTGTCTGGTGGTTTCTTAGAAACAATCATTGATGCAGCAACTACTGACGTTAACGCAGTTAATCTTATGGGGCCGTTTGGCACCACAGTAGACAGAACAGTGACAGCTGCCAAACAGTCTATGCAGGCAGTTAGCTCAGCATTCTACGCTGATGAGTTAGAAGCAGCAGAGGTTATCCCAAGAGTCGCAGCAGTAATTGCCCAGAGCTGGGCGGAGCTTCCTGCGTCAACCCGTAACCTCATGAAGGCTTACGATCTTCAGAACTCTAAGATGTTCTTCACAAGTAAAGGTGTACCTTTAATGCAGGCAGATCCAGATGTGTGGGATGTAACGTCGCAGGCGTTGGGTCTACAATCTCAGGACATGTCTGATATGTTTGATCTTAGTTTAGATCTCAAAGGTCGTGCTAAGTTCCAGAAGCAGGTGCCTGACTTGGTGCTTGAGCGTGCTATTAAGATGTACCACCAGATGCTAAGACTTTCTTTGGACGGCTCTGATGCCGCCATTGATTATCAGATGGCTATAGGTACTATAATGAGCGGTGTGAAAGATCCTATTCAGAGACGAGATATGCTCAAGAAGTTCAGAGAACGATTGACTAATCCTAAGTCAAAAGAGGATCGTCTTATCCGTGAGGCACTATCAAGTATTGGCAAGGACTTCGATAAAGCAAGTGTTGAGTTCAACATCCTGCTAAAATCTAAACACGAGGAGCTAGTAAATGGCGAATGATATGTTTGCTCCAACAATAGGGGGCGGACAAGTGTCCGCTCTCGCCTCACCAGTAGCAACTCCTGTTACTGAAGTAGTAGATAATTCTGCCAGTAATCTAGCGAATACTATAGGTGCAGGACTCAAGGCGTTTGCTGGTGAGCAGGCAGCCACTGCTACAGCAGCAGTTGATAAAGTAAACGGGGACTTCGCACAGAAACTTGGCGCGCTGGCGGATGCACGCGCTCGTGGAGAGATCTCTAATACTCAGTATAAGATGCGCGGTACGCGACTGTACAAGGATTTTGCTGACGCTGCTCCAGCGCTAGCTCCTGAGCTTGCTAAACATTTCAATACTGTTACTGGTCTTAATGTTGGTGAATTTGCACAACAGAAATCACCGCAGGAACTGGCGGCTGATCAGTACCAGAAAGATGTTGCCATGCTATCTCAGCAGCTTAACGTGCCTGAGTCTAGTGCTCGTGGCATCATTGCTAACCAGACTCGTAGAGCTTTGAGAAAAGACGAGCTGGCGCTTAAGATGGCAGAGCGGGAGAACACTGGTGCAGAGTTCACTCAGTCTGGTGCTGTGTATGCAGCTGACTTCACTGACGCTATCACACTTGAAGTGTCTCGTGTTTACGAGGCGGGCGGCGAACTTACACCGACGCAGGTTGGTGATATTCGAGTCAGGACTAGAGCCTATGCAACACAGTTAAAGCAAAACTTACTACGTGAGACTGGTGGTGGTGTGGACACCAGATCAATGCAGGAGTTTGACGACCAGATGGAAGCAATGATTCGTAGGGTCGATGCTATTGCTCAAGACAGATCTCAGTATCAGTTCTATAAGAACACGTCTGAGATTATGGGAGATCAGGCAGACATTTATTTGCAGGAGAACTATGGTAGTGCTCTTAGACTGAGAGAGATCCTTGGCGATACCACATTTGAATCCGTCCTAATCGAGCTGCGCAACATGCCTCAAGGCAAGAGCGCCCTGCTCACAGCAGTCAAGAACGATCCTATCATGGCTGTGTCTATGAAGGAGCTTAGATCCAACCCAGACATGTTCGGTGACTGGTTTGTTAAGGGCTTTGATAAGCTAACTGGTGGGGAAAACGATACGACCCCTATGTCAAACCAAGAGGCTGCAGCTGTTGGTGTTATGCTCAACTCCGCGCGTGGGTATGACGTGGCTAAGTCCATATCAGATGGCGATAACAGCGACGGTATGTACAAGGTTTTTGCATCTGCACCAAGTACTATTGTCAGCTGGACTTCTCCTAAGTTCAAGACAGCCGTTGCTAATGGCGATCTGCAGCTATCTGATGTTGAAAATTCTATTGAGGGGGCGATGTTCTGGGCGGTTAGCGATTCCATGTACAGTGGGAGGACTAACATCGGGCAGACGTTAACCATCTCCACTCCAATGGATATGCTAGATGAGGATACAAGACAGGTAGGCAACCTTAGTGGTGTGCCTGAAGTGATCTTCGGTGGGAAAGGTGTTACTCCACAGGCTAGACAGGCGTTAATGGACGCTTATCGAGTCATTAAAGAGTATCCTCAACTGTGGGAAGGGAAGTATGATAGCCCAGCACAGTACATGCAGAGCGTATTCGATACTAAATTTGGAGTGGGGGCTGGAAGATAATGGATGATGAGCGTTTGGGATACTTGACAGGGAAGGTTGAGGCGCTGGAAAGCAGCGTGGGGGAAATGAAGGAGCAGAACGAAAAAGTTCTAAACAAGATAGATAAATTGGAGGCGGATCTTAGTATATACAGAGCCATTTGGCTTGTATTACGTGCCGGTCTGGTGGGGATACTTGCTATGGTAGGGTTGAACTGGGACAGCTTTCTTAAATTCTTTGCTAAATGGGGATCATAAATATGATTGCAAAAATCCTTGGCGGTATGCTAGTTAAACTGGCTACAGAAAAATTCGTAATTGCAGTTACCAAGATTATCTTGAAGAATCTTGTTAAGTCTACAAAGACTAAAGTAGATGACGAACTGTACGAAGCCTTTGACGAGGCAACTAAGTAAAAGAAAGGGGAGCCTAGTGCTCCCCATTTTTGTGCCTGCTATTTAAGAACGGAATAAAGAAGTGATACACCAAACAAAACTATTAGTACGTACACTACCCACATCATGGTTTAAATGTCTCCAATCCTGAAACAGCTGGCCGTGTATCCAAGTGAATCCAGCTAACGTCCTCCTCAATCACAAACCCTCGTGGCTTTACGCCTTTGCTGTTGTACCCAGCCGCCTCTAAGATCTCTTCCCAGTTATCAATAATGTCCTTTCTGACCTCGTCAACAGTGCTATCTAGCGGGTGCATATCGACAGCTCTTCCGAAGATGTGCTGGGAATATGCTGGCTTACCACCATCGTAGTACTCAGCTGTGCGTAGACCTTGCCAGTTACGTTTACCTCCTGTGTGCCAGTTATTAATTAGCATACGTCCATTACGTGAACGAACCACATTAATCAAAGCAAGCAGTCCCTCGTCAATAAACATGCGAGCTGCCTCTCCATACCTAGAGTAGGTAGTCTCATCTACAAGCTCTTTTGTACTAAAGTACTTTGAGTGCATTGGATCAAGAGTCATTATTAAGTAACCTCCGGTGTGTCCAGTATGCAGGCACGCGCCTCATAAACATCTTTAGCTCGATGTGCGCTGTCAATAATATCTGTGTAGTCTTGTAATGTATCCTTATGCCCGCGTTGTCCGGGCTGCAGCGCCTTCTTAATTAGATGCGCCAGAGCCGGGTTAGTTACCTCCCAAGCGGCCAGAACATCATACACATCAACAACTAGAGATCCATTTTTATTCATGATCGTTCGTTGGTATCTGTTCATTGGTACATGCATAGTACTGTTTTTAGATTCTACCGCAAACACCCCTCACCCCCTAACAACATTGTTGTTTATATACTGACGGTGTTGCCCCCAGCCTCTAAAGTTACCAGACCACAAATCTCCATAGCGATCCATGTGCGTCGCACCTGCGGGCCACAGTGCTGGGTCTGCTGCTTCTGCATCAGTACTCAGTGGTTTTAGTGGGTGCGCTTGGTGCTCAAATGGGCTGGCATGTACTGGTGTAGACTCTACTAATCTGTCGTAGATTCTGTTAGCTTTGTCTATGCCATCGTCTAGTACACGGTATGATACTTGCGCACAGCATGATGCAGACACTTTTAACGCTGTGTTTATAGAAAGCTCTACTCCTTTATAAGTAAAGTATCGAGCTGGTTGATCTCCTGTCACAACAGTCTGTAGGTAAGGTAGATGATAGTCTCCCTCTCCAAGTTTTACTGCTGTCGAGTGCTGCATTGCGTTAAGCATTACACGAGCTAGTGCTCGGATCTCAGGCTGGGCATCCTTATGATTTCTAAGATGGAAGAAGTTGTTCCACTCACTAGAAGTAAGTACTACCTTCATCATCTGGTATGGCTCTAGCCCACGATTGGCCCACTGTTTATGAACGCCAAGTTTATTTAGAGCGTATGCAACACCGGCTGCACAATGCGCGCCTACGCTCCATGCAACCTCAGCAAACTTCCTACGCCAACCAGTCATACGGCTGCCTGCCTGCATACCTGCCTTGTTGTACGCATAATACAATGGTCTTGCTGGTGCGTCAAGCACCATACCGATAAGCATAGCACTTGGTATAGCACGCGATGACGAGCTATTCTTTGAGAAGTACCTGTGTGTTAGTAGCTCTGCGTGTATGTATCTCGGATACTCCAGTTCAAAGGTTATTAAATCACCTATATCATCGCCGTAAGGGGAGGCGCTATGCGCCACCACCTTAGCAGTTATCATACCAACATGATCCTCTACACATTGCCCCATACGTCTACCTCCCAACTGCCTGTCATACCAGCTTTAGAATACTCAGTTACTCGCGTCTCAAAGAAATTCTCAATGACTTCAGCGCTTACCAAGTCCTCAACCCAAGGGTAGGGGTTGGACTCGATATCCCATACAGGCTTAAAACCAAGCTGTAGCAGGCGACGATTAGCAATAAAACGAATATATTGTTTGGTGTCGTCCGCAGTTGTGTCACCAGACGGGCCCATTTCATACGCCAGATCAATAAACTTCTCCTCCAAGCTAACAGCTTTTCGTGCCAAGTCATAGATCTCTTTCTTAAACTCGTCCGTGACGATCTCTGGGCATTCTTCACATTTGGTTCTGAACGCAGTAATTTGTGCCATGAAGTGTACTGTTTCATCTTTCATCGACCATCGTACTGCTTCACACATACCGGGCATTAGACCACGACGCTGGAATTGCAGCAGCATAACGAAGGCCGCGAACAAGTTGATGCCTTCTGCGAAAGCTGAGTGTGCATGGGCGATTGCCTTGCCACTATCAGTGGATACATCAGCTACTCGAAGGAAGCCGATCTTATCCGCCATCTCCTCATACTCTTTAAAGGCGTACCAGTCACTGTCCGGCAGGTTAAGCGTGTCATTGAACAGGGCGTAAGCAACTGTGTGCGTGCCCTCTCTAGCACCAAAACTAAGGAACAAACGCTGAAGCTCTGGGTTCTTGTACATCTCCAGAAATTTGTCTGCGTAGTTTCCAGAAACTTCCATGTCCGACTGTGTAAATACACGTAGAATTTGGTGGATTAAGTTTCTATCTTCAAAGGATAGATCGCGCTGCCAATTACGCAGGTCACGATCAAGTTTCATTTCACTAGGAGACCAGTGCAGGTCTTCGTGCACCTGCCAAGCCTCGTGCGCCCACGGATACGTGAACGGCTTATACGTATCTCTTGCGTCTTCCATTCTAGGCATCGGTCATGGCCTCTATCAGACTCCAAGTGGCCTCATATATAGGCCAATCTTCCTCAACCACCACAGCCTCTCTTTGTCCTATTGTAAATACTAGGTCGAAGAAGTCTGCCTCTTGCTCGAAGCTAAGAGCTTTATTAATGTCGCTTATTTTCAAAACTATATAACGATCTTCTCTAACCATGGCAGCTTGTACACTCCTGCGATTCATAGTCTTTGATAACTTCACGAACAACTGCCTTACCAACATTGTCGGCCTTGGCATGAGTTGTAGTGCGTAGATAGTACAGAGTCTTCAATGGGACACCGGGTAGTTGTGGATCTCTATCAAACGCGCGCATGTGCATGCCATTTACATAGGCAACGTGGGCACCGGCAGCGAAGTATAAGTTAGTTGATTGCGCCTGATCAATTCGTGACTGTCTAATCCTAGCCTGATCAATTACGTGAGTCATGTCAATCTGTTTGAAACAGCGGAACACGGCAAGCTCGTGCTCGGAGAACCAGTCATCCTCTATGTTATCCAAGATTCCGTTATCTGCTTTGATCGCATCCCACACCTCATCGTAAGATGCAGTAATCTCTCCTTTGTCTATCTTGTTTAGGATAAGCTTATCAAGCTCTGGGTTCTTATGTACGACAGTACCTGCTCTGGTACGTTGTGTGTAGTAGTTAGTTAAGTATGGTTCAGTTGCAGGAGAGCAGTTGTTAATAATGGAGTTGTTGGCTGTAGGAGCAATAGCAATTAAGTGTGCGTTGCGTCTGCCAGTACCCTTCATAGCTGGTGCTTCACCACGCTCAGCTCCTAGCGCAAGCGATTCAGCCTCAGCCTCCTTCCAGATATGGTCTTGGATTATAAACGCCCACTGTGCAGCGGAATTGACGCCCCCAGATTCAAAAGGAATCATCTTACGTTGAAGCAGACTATGCCACCCCATCAATCCGATACCAATATCCCGCATCATCTCGATGCCGCGCTTAATGCGCCATAGAGCATCCGGCAGTTTGTTGTACGTATAAGTTAGTACGTTATCAAGATACCGCACAAGGTCACGGATCATTGGTGTATCACGCCACTCCTCAAAGTAGTAGGCGTTTGGTGATGCCAAGCAACACACGGCACTCATATCATCCGCAGTTACAAGTGCAATCTCGGTGCACAGGTTAGATCCATGAACTTTGTAACCAGCCGCCTTTAGAACTGGGTGCAGGGCGTTGTTCATCTCCTCAACGTTACACATAAATGGCTCACCACGCAGGTAACGCTCATTTACCATACGTTGCCACATGTCCCTAGCTGGTATAGTATCAAACAGCTCGCCACTATGCGGGCAGCGCAGCTCTACATCTCCTCCAGACTTGGCTAGTTCTAACAGTTCGTAGTCAAACGTTATAGAAGTGTGGATATCTAAGCATTTTCGCGTTGAGTCTCCGCCATTAGGATTACGAATGCCAATAAACTCTACTGAATCTGGGTGTGTGTACCATAGATACTCTGCAATACTTCCACGCCTAGTACCGCCTTGGTGGTAGTACTTAACATCTCCATTTGCAGTGCCCACCCAAGGGATGGGGCCAGCAGCTTTGTCATCCACTCCCCTAATAAGTACATGCTCTGCTACACCACCGCCCAATACAGACAAGCGCTTACGCTCGTCAGCAGCCAAGTACTGACCTTCTATATCGTCAGGTACTGTTCCTAAGAAGCATGCAATAGGCAGACCCTTAAGACGTTTGTCGCGCGGATCTGGAGCATTTGATAGTATGGGACTAGAAGCCCCCAACCATTGCATTGAGAAGTAGTTATACATACGCTGGGCGTGTGCTTCATCATCTGCAAAAGCAGTTGCTGCGCGAGCATACACATCCTGTGGTGACGTATCCCACGGGCGCATATAAAAGTTCTTTAGTAGGGACATGCCGTGGGGATTTAGTAGGACGTCCCTAGAATAATCAACCTTGACCAATCTCAATCTCCTCTTCAAGTCGTGGTGTTACCGTAACATTCATTGTGTTTCCGTTAGGTAGATCAATACTTAGGTACTTACTGTTGCCATACTCATCCTCGTAAATAGCGCCGACCTTTACATCGTCGATCATTAGATCCCTAGAAAACAATGTATTGTCTCTGACCTGCTTGGACAGAGCCCCTATCGTAATGTCATTAAGGTAATAGGCCATTATAGTACTCCAAGTTCTTTTTTATATTTCACATCGTTAATAATATTGACTGTCTCTGCCCACCCAACTAAGTACTGGGCATCATCAAGACCTATCGACTGTAAGATAGTTAGCATCTGGATCTTGGCGTAACGGAGGAGTTCATCTACGTCTTCAACATTCTCACACACAAACTTGATATGTTCTCTTACATCCATACTAATGTGATGCTGTGCGTGTAGATTAAATACAACCTCGTTTAATAATGTATTAGACATTTTTGTATGTCCTCCATATTATTAGCTTAGTAAAACTTTTGTAACATCCGGTAATGAATTGTTAATATTACTGTAAAGAATTGTAGCAGGGGCCGAAGCCCCCGTTACGAGTACCTATAGTAATTTTAAATCACACAACCTCACACTCATGAGGTGTTTAGGAGATATGTCATACACAACCGCTACACAAACGTCCCCACGTGTACCCTTCCAGTACGGTTGAGACACAATAGTTAGTTGCTTCCACTTAATACCGTCCCTACTATGCTCTGCTCTGGCACCCTCAATGGAACGTATCTTTTCCTGCATTTAATAGTTCCTCCGAGCACATATCACGTAAGTCTTTTCCAAGATCTTCAGCTCGTTTTGCCATTCTAGGGTATGCCTTTGCAAATTGCTCAGGCTTTCCAGAGAATAGAGAGTACTGTGCAGCTGATAGAACCAGCTCCACCATAGCTGAAAGCTCTCCCTTGATATTAGATGCGAACCTAGCCTCATTATACTCCTCTGAAGCCGCGTTCATTGCTTCAGCCTCCTCTTTAATAAGGATGTCAGCCTCTTCCTGAGTATCTGGGTATGCCTCCGTCTCAACTAAGTAGGCGTCCAGCTCTTCTAGCAGACCACAAGCCTCCTGACTTAGGGCAAAAAACTCTTTCAACTCTGCGATTAATGTATTCATCCGGTCTCTCCAGTGCGCGTGCGTCCATTAAAATCTTAGATTCATAGTAATTAGTATCCGCTCTGTTCTCGCAGAGCAATAGGATTCTAAATGTAAATCCCTCCTTACCATGATCCTCTATTAACTTATTGATGGTGCTGGAAGATGAAGTGTACGTCTTCCAATCAGACTCTGTCTTGGTAATCTTTCTGTTCTTCCTGCCTTTAACCTTTACACGTCGCATAGACGTAAAGTATTTACGGCCTATGTACTTCCTACCATCAGGACAGATTATTAAATATACAAAGCCTTCATATTTTGTAGGGTCGAAGCCTCTCGACACCTCCCAGTGACCATACTTATCTAAATCTTTAAACATGTTTGATCGCCCATATAATTAGTATTCCTGCTACAGCGAACAGTAGGGCCTCGCCTCCATTTACAGGCGGAAGTACCATAAGTGCTGGACTCATAATTAAAACTTCTCTACCACTGAGCCATGGTACGTCAGTAGCATAGTTGACCTGCTGTCCACATAGGCGATGCCCGAACTGAGCATACGCTTTAAATCCTTCTCATAGATCTGAACAGGAACTGAGAACTCACGTTCCAAGTTAGGCCCAAGCACCTCAAGAGTAATGCCCCTAATTGAGCTATGTGTAATTAGAGAGTAGTGATCATTCTGGTCGAGGACGTTATTATTCATAATAGTCACCTAATCATCTTTACCTACACCAAATACAACAAACAACAACGCTATAGTCAACATAATTAGTAACAGAAATTTAATGCCGCCACTGGCTTTCATGTTAATAACTTCAGGCCACGTGCGAAGGTACTGCTTCCAGTTACGTATGTATGCGTCAATCATAGGGCTCCCCACCAAGTAGTGCAATTGGCAACCACAGTAGTAGGACTCCCCACACCATGGCCTTCTCTTTAACTGTCAGGACGTTATCGTCGTATAACCCTACACACGCGAGGTGGTAGTTTTTAATATTTTTATAGTAGGACTTAAGAGTCCAGTTGAATTTTACTATCATGTTGGAGGCTCCCAAGAATCTTTTTCATGACGAAGCATGTGTAGCAGCTTGCCTATTGTAATGCTGAACTCTCTTGAATAGCCAGCCTGTTCGTGGTACTCAAGCACTGTGGCCCACATGTCCGTGTCTCTGTCGCACTCTCGCAGTATATTGAACGCCTTACTTGGGCCTATACCGCGCACTCCGGGTATGTTATCTGAGGTATCACCAGTCAGCATTTGACTATAGAAGTTTAAGAATGCGTCATACGGGTCTACGAACTTCCACAACCCACGTTTGGGGCTATATTTATTTCCGGGAAACGTATCCATGTCCTTATCTTCAGACACCACAGTAGTCTCTACACCTTCGTAATCAAGTGCAGTGGCTCTAATGCACAGCATGTCATCAGCTTCCATACCGTCTACTACAACAGCCCCCCATCGCTGTATAGCATGCTCTATTACTGCGGCTTTGTGTATTGGATCTTCTCTATTGGAGCGGTTCCCCTTATATTGCGGGTATAGCAACAGTCTAAAATTACCCTCTCCTGTTAGGTACATCTCATAGTCGTTAACTCCCATCTCTCCAAAGACGGACGCCATGATATTATCGAAAGCTCCTAGTGCTACACCTTCTCCTCTATCTACAATCTGCTTGTCTACTTCAACCTCCCGCCAGTTAAGGTCATTTTCAAAAGCCCAATTCTTAAAGTCCACGTGAGTATCGAAACACTCAGTGCCGTATTCTGTCTCGACGAACCGTCTAGTAAACTGAGCGGCAAACGCCGCCCAGTAAACCAGCCCATCGCCATCAATGAGTAGCTTTTGTTGCAATGGACATTACCCTCGCTGCCTGTGTGAATACTTTTCTGTCACTTAGTAGCGCTGTGCTCTGCTCAGCAAAAGATATACACTCGATCAGAGAGAATGCCGCATACTCATAGACACTTGTGTGCTTGTTGATAACGGCATAGTGCTTGTTTGTAGGCGCTTCTGCCTCTTCGTCAACGTTAATTACTATGTTATAGATATCATCAGACCAAATACTAGTATTAGGCATCGCCAAATCCTTCAGGTAGTTCACCGTTACGGTACACTTCCATATTCTCGTTGAAGTAACGAGTGGTTAGTGTATCAACCAGCGCTTGTAGACAGTCAAACTTGTCAGCGTTCTTGGCTGGTAGCGCAAGTGCGCCAGCTGCTAGTGCCGCTGTTACTAGATCCGTGGCAGTATTACGTGCAGACTGGAATACAATTACAGCTTGCCGCTTTTCATCATTGTAACCGCCTTTACCACCGCTGGCTGGTTTGGAATTACTTTGTGCCTTACCGCCGCCAGAGTCGCCTTCTACTTTCTTAATGCTAATAAGTGTTCGTGAGTCATCAGCATCGTACTCAACCTCGTCTTTCCACGAGATATTCTCCAGCTGTTCTTTAGTTCCGTTGTACCATTGTCCGTCGTCTAACAGTACCCCTGTGCCCTTGCGGGACTTCGACTTTACTAGTGCTTTCTTCATGGATTAAATCCTCAAGTTTGTGTTTAGGATATTTCTCAAATACAATTTCTTCGCCTTCAGACCAGTGTTCTCCAACTTTGTATCCTGCTGCTAGGTTAACGAAGAACTTAACGTCATAGACTTCTTCTAAATAGAAGTACACGTAATCAGTAAAGGAGAAACCACTGATCTCTCCAATAGGCTCCACCTCGTCAGGGTGTAGCTCCATGATCGTTGAGTCGTGTACAGTATTTACAATGAATGACTGCATATCAGCGCGCTTCATAATATGCCACAGTGATGCTATGGCTATTGGTATGATGTCTGCCGTGGCAAACGACTGCACTGGATAGTTACAAATAGAAGTTGAGTTTGTTATGTAATCATCGCGCAGCTTAGTGTCTGGCCAATAGAAGATCAGACCTGAAGGTATGCGCAGCTGTTTAGTACGTAGTACCTCTCGCTTGTTATTCTCCTGCCATGAAGTAATGCCCGGATAACGGGCCTTGAACGCTTGATAGTACGCCTGTTGTGCTTTAGTCCCAGACTGTCCACCATACAGGGGCTTAAACGTGTGTGCCTTGGCGTCCTGCCTTCCAGTAGGCTCGCCATTGGCAGTCAAAGTTTCTGATGTGAACGTGTGCACATCGAACTTATCAGCGATTGCGTCAACAGCTGCCTTATCAGCTCCTAAGAATCCAGCAACCCTGAACTCCAGCTGCCCACCGTCAGCTTCTCCTACTAACCATCCATCATTCCTAGATTTAAACAAGCGCTTATATGCACGAGGCATATTCTGGAACTGCACTGACTTCTTCTTCTTGAACATCTCAAACTTAATCGGCCTGCCAGAAGCCGACAGCCTGTGCGTCGCAGTGACAGCTTGGTTAAACTGCCCGTGAAAGATACCACCTTCACTCTCTTCTACCACCCCCTTAAAGAATTCTAGGTTCTTGGACAATGCCGATGTTAACTTGTTGTACTCCGACCAAAGAGATACAAACTCTTTCTGTTGTTTAGTCTTCGCTTTTAAAGCTGATAGCGTATCAGAATCAGTCTTACGTCCACCGCTTGGCGTTCTTAGCGGCTCACCTCTCTTTGACTTAAGCTCTTCAAACTCAAGAGTTCCGTAAACGAACTCACCCAACTGCACGGGAGAGTTGAGGTTAATACCCCCAGCCATCTCGTCGAGCTTTCTTCCTATCTCAGTGGTACGTTTTACAGCGTCGTTATACTCCTCCCGCACACGATCAGCCGAAAGGCACATACCATTGAACTCTATATCTGCCAGTGGGGCAGTAAGTATATTACGTGTGAACACAGTCTTCAGTCGGTCTGTGTCTTTAAGTACTTGCCTCTGCTGAAGAAAGATCTCCTCTGTCTGAAGTACGTCCTTACGGCACCTGTCCAGTAGTAGTGATCTTGGCAGCATTGATGGACATACACCGGCCCGCATCATTTTGTCAACGAATGCTTCTTTGCCACCTAGCCCATACCTACTTGCTATAGCTCCCAAGTTTAAAGGCACCTTCTGGTTCCCATACAGAACATACTCGCCAAGCATAGTGTCGTAGGTAAGCATGTCTTGCAACCGAGCACCCGCCCGCTTCAGCCACTGCAGTTCAAACTTGGCATTGTGTGCCACCACCAAGTCTGCCTCTTCTATGTCAGCAAGTAGATCACCCATATCATGTACATCCCCCCACACAGCCTTAGATACGCCTTTGTATCTCCAGCAAGCAAGTAGGATTCTATTATCATCGACTAAGGCAGACCCCTTCTCCAAGTTAGTGCCTTCAAAGTCCAGCACCAAATAGTTATCTGTCAACAACCATTGATCTGGATCAGGATCTCTCAGCCACGGTGGTAGATATTTAAAGAATTTATTATCCACGTTGACTACCAAGTTCTTGTAGGTACTTGACTAGGCGCTCATCCTGTATGTCATCCTTGTACTCCTCGGATTCGTAGTACTTAATAAGCTGTCGCAGCTCTTTAACTTCCGCCTCTAGTTCATCAATCCCTTTGGTATGTCGCTCTGTACACGCAACTTCTAAGAAGTTAGCGCCTTCCTCAGAGAATCTGCCTATTACTCTCATCCTGTTGAACTCAAGAGAAGAGCAATCATCTTTAGCATTAATGCAGTTTACGCACATGCTACCCTTTGGTACGTGCATTACCACGCTCTGCCTCCTTTATATATAGTAATAGCTTACGTCTACGAAAGCCCTCTAGTCTTCTAGCGTATGCCTTTCTAGCACGTCTCTCATAAAACAGCAACTCCATTTGGCTCTTACTAGCTATGCCTAAACTTAGAGCACGCTCTAGGCAGCACAGTACTGAGTCAGATAATGACTTGTGATTAAGCAAACTTAGTTCGTAATCGAAGAAGTCCTTGTCGTATTCAAATGCCCTACCATCAGACTCCAGCCAGCATGCATCTCCCATTCGGTATATGCCATCTCTGTTGAACACAACAGGAACTTCTTTGTGGTAGCCAGCAGCTACCTCTTCAGCAAACTTATGGTTCTTATAAAGTCTTGGAAGTTTCATAACTTTAATATTCATGCTACATTTCCATCTCTTCATCAAGTATAGTAGACCTAGATGGATCTACACCGACAACAAAGTGATCGTGCTTGCTGCCCGGTTTATTCTTCGGAAGTGATATACCTCTAATCTCATTGGAGTCCATGACTGCGGTTACACCAAGTCCGATCATAACATCCACAGCGGCCTGCATACCTGTGTTTGAGAAGTCAACGTCACCCATGTCCAAGAAAGCTTTCTGGTCTGCCTCATTACCAGCCTGTGTTACTGACAAGGTAACTATATTAAACTCCTTGGTTATATTACGCACGTCCTTACATAACTCCTCCAACGCTTCAACTTTGTTGAGCGGGCGAGGCGGCCTTACGTTACGAATCTGATCCACAATTAGCAGATCTGGCTCATACTCCATCACAAGTTTACGTATGTCAGGTATAGATCCGGGATGCCTGTCAGCAAAGTATATGTTTCCATATCCCATGTCCATTGCCTGCTCACGTGCGGCTGCTATATCGCGCTTAACTGCGGATGTCCCAAGTCCAGTAAAGTTACTTATTGATCTTAGCATCAAGGTTGCGGCTGGATCTTCGTTAGAATAGTACAGCACCTTGAATCCAAGGTTGGCTGCTGCGTTTGCAAGATTAATATTGAACATGGTCTTACCAGTTTCAGGTCTTGCATACAACAGTATGTGGGTTCCGCGAGGCACACCACCGTCTGGGTCATTATCAGTGTTTAATCGTCTGTTGAGAGGTAGGGGAAAGATTGGTATTAACTGGTGGGACGAGTACGCCTCTTCGAGGATTGATGCGTCAGCCGCATTATAAACAGTATCCTCTTTGTCAGTGGACAGAGCGTCAATGCCTCTGGCCCTAACGTCCTCGTATGTACGCATGGCTTCTGCTAGTTCATCAGAATCACCAACAGCATTCAGCTGTGTGATCTTGTTACGCAGTGCCTCAAGGGTGTGGTCTACGATGGTCTGTTGTACATTAGGTACGGAAACAGTTTGCATCGTGTCTATTGCAAGTTTTAACTCTTCTTCCATGCGGGGGTACTTGGTGCCAGCTAGCTCTGCAAGTAGACCAGCGTCTATACTTTCAGCGTCAGCGTCTCTACCGTAGTAGTCTCTTACACAGGACAGCAATGCTCTTCCTATGTCAGAGAAGTTGTCTTCCGAAACAAACACACCAAGCTCTCGGTAAACGCTTGCGTCTTGTATAAACGCAGCGATCACACTCTGCTCAAGCATTTTGCAGTCACCTCCTTATTTAGCGGTAACAAATTTACCGTCTGTTGGGTTGAAGTAAAAAGAAAATGATGCGCCGTTGGAGCATTTAACAACTTGCCTGCTGCTGGTAGACGGGTACAACTTTACCAAGCCATCGTTGATACTACACAGCTCCTCAGCGTACTTTATCTCATCATTAGTTGCGTATTCATCACTACATGCAGACAGTAACACGGCCATTGCAACAGCAAGTATGTATTTCATAGGAACACCTCACTAAAGTAATCATCGTCCATGTCCTTTGGATCTTCATCCCTATCCCAGAACTTTGTGGTAACTGAAGAAAACAGCATGGCGCACTGCTTCTGTATAACTGCTGCTTTGTGTCTTGCGTCCGTGTCCAAGCAGGTAACAAGGTGCTTTATGCCCAGCTTGCGCAGATATACAATGTCACTACTAGATATTGATGTGCCCCCTAATATAATGCACAGCTTGTCGGTGTATAGGTTTACACGCTCTGCTGACACCCAGTCCTCGAATAGATATGCTGTGTCCTCACCAGCATACCGACGCATGAACCCCAACTTTGAGGGCGGGTTTGGATCACGTAACCACACTAAGGCTTTTGGTGCCCTCGTGTTATAACCACAAACATCAGGCCAGTGCCTAGACACGTAGCCTATATTCTCCCTGTTGTGGTCTGACAGTGGAAGTAACACACGTTTTGTAGATCTGTCAACAGATAAGTGCTTACAATTAACCCACCATGGAAACTTAGCAGTTAGCGCAGCTATCTCTTCTATGTTCAGGGATCTGTCAGGGTGAGGCACATACTTACTCTTCGGCTTGTTATATCCCTCGTCCACCTTATTGTGTGGGTTGGCCCCTACCATACCACGCGCACCGCAGCTTGCGCGGTGGCAGCAATATAGTGTTACACCATCTCGCACCGACACGTAGAATTTGCTGCGGCCACAGGCGGGGCACGTGCAGCATACAGTCTCACCTTCGCATAGCGATGGCAGTTCCAGTAATTGTTTGTTATTGAGTCGCACATGTCACTCCTTTTCAATCTCCGATCATAGGCTCTCGGTCTTTGTCATCTTTACGATTATCAAAACCCTCATAGTCATCATCCAAACCACCGCCGAAATGCTTACGGCTGTTACCATTTGGATTCTTATAGAAGTCACGCTTATGCGGAGGCAGTGTTCCAAACAATCGAGTTTTACTCATCAGTCAGAGCCTCAATAATTTCTGACACTGCCATACCAGCAGCTACGTCTGCCCCAAATCGTGCAGCCGCACGTACTCGCAACTCTCCTACGGTCAGACCTTGCAGTACACTGGCCCCGTCTACAACAGGTTGCACAGCAGCGCGCGCCACAGTGCCTACAGGATCGTCAATTAAATCATCTAATAGTCCAAACATTCTATAAGAATCTCCATGCTATTTCTGTACTTAGATCTTTTATGATCTCTGCATCAGAGAGCTCGTTACTGTAGGAAGGCCCTACTTTTGTTTCTTCATTAACGTGTATGCGAGAGTGAACGATTAATCGCTTTGAGTCTCCCTTCTCAATAGTTATGTACATGTATCTTGGAAGTGGGTAAGGCTCCATCCTATACCCACGCTCCCTCGGATACTCAACTCTTTTATAAATGTGGTTATATATACACATTACTATCTACCTTACTTGCTTAGAAGTTAATCAGCTATGTAAGTGCCTACCTTTTTCCACGACAGTTGTGAACTTAGGGACACAGTCGTAGCATTATCGTCGAACTGTGCTCCTGCAGCGTACATCTCACCGTCTCCTTTATATACACGAAGAGTAGCCCTAGCGTTCTCAGTGGCGATGGCCTCAATAATGTCTCCGCGAGACAGTTCAGGGTAGCGGCTCTGTCTGCACACCAAGTTAGAGTGCTGTGGTGTTACAGAAGTGCCGTCAGCGTGGTACATTCTCGGCGATGAGTACGTATCAGACACGCCGATAAAGACGCCGCACTCTTTAGCAAACCCCACAATGGTAACTACTACACCGTGTGATGTGCTGTAAGTATTATTAACAGATAAGATGTCGATAGGCTGATTGTACTTGCTCATGATAAACGTCCTTCTGACAATGCACGTGCCATGTTGATTGTGTGGAAAGTAAAGCGGCGGGCCTCGGAAACAGATATTCCTCGTACTTTGGAGATGCCTTCTAGGCTTAGTGGGGATTCCAGATCAATACCAAACATCATGCGTAGTGTTTCTGCATGTGACTTTGGCAGTAGTGACAGGATGCGCGCGGCATCCATACGGATGGTAGGATCGTCCTCATAGAGAGGCTCTTTATCTTCCTCATCTATGTCTGACTCATCATATATTGGAGCGGTAGAGACTGTGCCGAGTGAGCGTGCCCACTTACTCATGCGCTGCTCAAGGTTAACTTGCAGCCACAGTTTAAGTGACACACCTCCCTCACGATAGTACCGGATTACATCCAGCGCCTCTGTAAAGCACTGCTGTATAACATCATCAGTACTCACTGCGTTATCATCCAGCACTTTGGGGTGCTTAGATACTGTATGACTTACTCTATAGATCAATGGGGAGAACTGATCAATGATAGCGTTTGTATTCATGTCTTATCCTTTTAGGAAGGCTAAGCCATACAATAGATAGTTTTATAAACCATACAATTATATAGCTTAGGAAAATAATTGTGACATTTGGTAGCGTTTTGTATTAGTTTTGTAACATAACCTCAATCAACGCCTGTCCATACGCATCAACTAATGAGCCCTCTAGGCCGGGAGCTGTGTTAACTTCAAGAACGTAGGCTGCATCTCGGTGAGCATTGTAGATCACATCGACTGCGCCGAAGTTCAGTCCCAGAGCTTCGATTGCTTTAACAGCCTCGGCCTCAGCAGCAGGGCAGGGATCTACGTTATCTCGTGCCATGATCCAGCCACGGTCGTGGTTACGAATCTTCCAGTCAACCTCATCATCTGGAACATCTGCCTTTCTTCGCTTCTGGTTGAGGATGATTGAACCGTTAGGAAGGACATGCACTCGGTACTCAGCTGCCTTCTTAATGTACTTGGTGTACAGAGGTGCTTTGACCACACGATCCATGCCTTCTGGAGTGCACAACTCTATACCGCGACCACCAGATGCTCGGAGTAGTCGGCGGGCAACCACCACTTCTCCATCTGCGAGCCACGTATCAGCAACAGCAGGGTCACTCGTAGTCTCCAGAGTAGATACGCCTGCCTCCTTAAACACAGCGAATGCTGCTGACTTGTTTGATGCACGTGCCACGATGTCTGGGTGGTTTAGTAGCAATCCTACACCGCCAAACTTTTCAGGCAGGGAATTACAGCCCCAGTTGATCAACATGTCATCATCGAGCGGGGCATACCGCCCGTCAGTTCGTACACGTAGCACACTCCTTTGTGCACCGTCCGGTAGATTGGCACGTAGCCACGTTTGCAGGGCATTTGCAGTAGCAGATGTCATTTTGTATGGGACAATTCGGATTCTGTTGATACTCATGCTGGTACTCCAGAGTCATCTTTATTTTCGGGGGCATAAAGTGTTTGATAATCACAGATGCCAGTAATAACTTCGCAGGAACAGCTTATACCTCGTGCTCCTGTGCTTGATGTCATGATATAGCATGACTTCTGATGGCACTTGGACAGGTCTACGACATACGCCTTATCTATGTGCACATTAACTAAGTGCATATAGCGCAGAGCCCAGACAAAGCCCTCGTCATCCACACAGAATAACGTGCACGTCAGACCAGTAGGACTGGAAAGCTCCGCAGCTATTGGGTGTAGGATAGACACTACTGGCAGGCTGTTTAACTGCTCAGCCGAGTAACGATGGGCGTAGTCCAGTGGATTACCATAGGATTCATTACATTCGCCTTTGTCATATAACCACGGGCACTCTTTATAGTCTGACAACTTGGATGTGAAGTCTGTCAGTACGAACTTATCAACTGCTGTAAGTGGGTGAGTGAGTGCACGACCGTGTTTTACGACATTACCAGTCCCACCCGAACCCGTAGTCGTACTGTCCTTTTTTGATGAGTACGCATTGCCTCCGTATAGGCTCTTGTACGTAATGAAGGGAGCTGCTGGCTTGAATTTGGTAATTTCAAGAGTGGAGTAGGGGTTGTCAGCAGTAGGATCGAACGACCAGATCTCACCTACTGGAAGAGACTCATACTCAGGCTTAACATGCTCGCCCAGTGACTTTTCTACTAGCCACGTAAGCATGCCCATCTCAGATGCCAGCATAATACTGCTTGGGGTGTGACCCAATGACAGTGGACGCTCTCGGTTTCTCGCCATGTGAATACGGCCTGTCCGTGTATCACTCCACACGAGGGTGTACGCCCCTTCCAGAGATTCTAACAGGGTAGGAATGTCTTCAGGCTTTGTCACATCCATTGTTGCGTAGATCTTCTGCGAGTCCACAGATATCTTAGTACCGTCAGCGAGAGTAGACACAAGCCCCGCCTCAGAATCCAGAGTACCATTATGCACACCAACCACATTATTAAACATGAATGGGTGTGCGTTGTCTGTTGTAACTGATCCTACGGTAGCCGCACGGTTGTGACCAATGATACAGCGAGAGTTAGACTCCCAACCTTTAGGGAGTTCGTCGATATTATCATCCATCACAAAGCGACCGCCGTTAACTGCGCGCTTAACATAAGACATGCCGCCCTTCTTGTCAATGGAAAACACACCTGTAGAGTGCTTTCCACGGACTACATCAGCAACTAGCATGTGCTTAAACAGCTTGATTCTAGGAGCAGACAGTGCTCCAATTACGCCTACAATACCACACATAATTAATTTACCTTTAAACTACTGGTTGGAAAAGATCTGCTGGATTAGCATCCCACGTAGGACGCGGTGGTGCAGTGGTGCCTTGGCGAGGTGGATGATCAACAAACCCCGCCTGTTCACGACGATCAATGCGCCGTCGGGTACGAAGACTCAGTTGTCGGATGGTGTGAATGCCCTCCTCTAAAGCGTCCTTAAACATAGAGCAATCTTCTACGTCCATCACACTGCCAAACACCTGCATGATTACTGAGGCTGCTGTGCGCCCTTTAACATCACGGTGAGGGGAGATTGCATCCCAGCGGGTATCACGAGCGGCTTCTTTCAGGCAACACACAGCGTTGATCAAGCGAATAAGCCCGTCGTAATCGCAGCAGGAGCGGTGGAATCTGTACTCTACCGTTCCTAGATCACGAAGACGTGATGTATTGGTGGCGGAATACTTGTACGATTGATTACTCAGGGCTACCACTGCGCCGTTAACATCGCCAGTAGTAGTACCAGTAGCAATAGCATTGCAAATTGAACTGGCTCGCCGTGAATTATTGCCAAGCTTCTGACAAAATTGGTTGGTTCCTCGTTCAGGACTCATCCAATCGAACAGCAGGGGCTCGAACATAAAGCTCAGATTGAGCATACGGAACAGCTGATCCATAGTTAGATCAGTCACGTCAACATGCACATGCACTGACCCATCCGGGCCGCACACAACCTGCTTACCTTCGTATGCACTGACAAGGTTGCTGACTGCTGCTACCACATCCTCACCTGCATAAGGGCGAGCGAATACCCACTCGCGCCCGTCGTTCTTTAAGCTACCCTCTTCGTGCATCTCCCACATTCTGATGCCACTGCGCAAAGACGCATTCTCCAGCTCAACTTCAACACCTACGTAAGCGTCACTCACTAAGCTGTCAGTTGACTCGACATTTTTGTGGTCTGGGTGGCGCATATTTACGAAGTCACCAATCAAACTAGGCATGGAATATCCCCCCTTTCAAATTCGATGTCAGTAATAATATCCTCGTCGGCCATGGCCGCATCCCAGTTAGTAATAGATCGCTCGCCCATAACAATAGCACCGCGAGCATTGCCTATAATGTGACGGGTGATCGCCACAAAGTTGTCAGACTCTCGTGCCTCAGTGATAGTGCTAAACGTGGAGATGTTATCAAATACCATTTGACACAAGCTACGGAAAGACTCGCGCAATTCTATTTGAGTCTCAACTCCTCTGATACGTAGGTAATTAGTGCGGATTCCCTGCTGATACCCCCGCCCCACATCAGTCGCCTCCACTTTTAACAAGCCAGCTGGGGAGTTGTAGTACCCATGCTCAGGCTTCCAGAACATTAGGCGTTCGTGCAGTTCTTCTGGCGGGATAGTTACGCGGCGGCCAGTTAGTTCCAAGACCGTCACTACTATACGCGCACCGTCCCGTTCTACAGCATCTACCATAACTACCTTGTCCTCGTCAAGTACCATTAGTGCACCCAAGACACGATAGTCAAAGTAATTTACCCAAGCATGAGCAGTGGGTAGGGTTTCAAACCCAGCCAGTGGTACTAGCTTCATTGTTATACTCTCCCAAGATGTAGTCCAGCGTACACGTGGTGCGCCGCTTGTCGATCACCACTATTAATTACTTGACGGATGGAAGGTTTAGGATCAAAGCCGGAGTTGTACAATGACACTGCGTATTCCGACAGGCGGTATGTACGATCAATGGCATCCGAGTCAGACAGCCACGCATTACTCAGCGTTCTGTACTCAACACCGTATGGCTTTGGACGATACGCCCCAGCGCAGCCATACAGGGCGCGCCGTGCAGCACCTTCGGGGTCTGTAAGTACATCAACAACACCCAGTGTAGCATCACATACACGGATGAAACGATTAATGTCGAGGTCGGCACCTTCGAGGCCGAAGTGTACGTGACCTCCGGCAGTACGTAGGTCAGTGGTGGATGCAGGTTTAGGATTAACCTCACCACCAAGCCATGCGTTGAAGTCTGGGTCGCAGCCAAACTCGAACGCCATCGGGCCAGCCTCTTTCAGAGCATCGTGAGTAAAGATATGACTGGACGTTACGAAGGTAGTAAGATCATACGGACGAACCATATTATTCAGCTCTTCACGTACAGTCATGATGTTATCAACGAAGGCGCGAGCATCTGTGGCCGGAACGATATTAAACTCAGCGAGTACATTATCTTCTTGAACAGCGCCTTTATTAACCGGGCGAGGAGAGTCCTTACTGCCACCAAGAAGGCCAGTCGCTGGCACAAATTCACCTGTTGCTACATCACGAAGGAATAGTTCAGGGTCTGCACCTAGAGATACAAGTTTAATTTTGTCAGACATGATAGTCACCTACTACTGTTTAGTTACTTTATAAGGGTGTTGACTGCTATCTTCAGTGATAGCATACTCATCAATGAATGCAAACATAGAAAGGGCAGTGTCTCCCTCGCTAACATTCTGGAACTGAAGATCACCTTCAGTAAACTTGCCGTCCCACAGGCTTACAATGTCAGACCATGGGCCGGGCTCTGATCCAATGCGGAAATCATTCTTCACTCCCAAACAACAAAGACGATCAACCTGCACCAAAGCAGACACACCGAAGTGACGGAGCAGTTGTTGTATGCCACTGTTTACTACTTCGGATTGGGTTAATCCGATAGGCTCAAGAGCCCGCTGGTTAGCCAGCCAAGGGTCAGACACGGCGAGCGCGCCACAGCAGCTGAATGCTGACGCCACGTTCATACATAGTACGAGCGTTTCATTAGCAAACAGTTCATATCTCCCAGGAAGTGCGCCTTTAATGATAAATTTAACTGTCATTGTAGTGTACCTTTTTTGTAAGATCCAGTATAGTTACGGTAAGTGCCACCAACCATAGCCTTATCATTTACGAACGCGATGCCAGTAAGTACCGACGAGTGGTTAGGCACTACATTTCTGTGACTGTTGCGGAACTGAGTAATGGTTCCATCGTAGTTGTCTACGAAAATTCCCCACCGCCCTCTCTCAGCAACCGCCCCCTCCACCGTGCTGAGCTTGTGACCAATGCGGTCAACCTGCACCATGTAAGTGATGTCGTACACATCAAAGGCACCTTTAATAATAGTGTTTACCACCTCCTTAACATCAAGGTTCGCTGTATTTAATACGCGCTGGTTAGCCAGCCACGGGCTAGACACTGCGAAAGCACCACAGCAAGAAAAGCAGTTCGTGACCGTAATTGTAGCAACATCCAGAGGCGGCTTTCCCTTAGAGATGTACGCCAGTGTAATATCTGTGCGGCCATTTGGACGCTCCACCTCAACCAACACAAACTTATCTCCAATAGAATAAGTTCTGGTTGTAGTTACTGACCGCACTTGTCTGCCGTCAGTCTCTGTACCAATAAGTTTAGGCACCATAATATTCCACCCAATCGCCGGACTCAACAGGAGTAAGACCACGCACCTCGTGCTCTTCACGGAAGTACACCCACGCCTTGCCGTGGTCTGTGTCTACCAGCTCACGGTCATAGAAGTCGGGGAACCCCTCCAACCAGTCAAGAGACTGCGCTGCTTGAGAGTGTAGCTCAGCTGGTACTGAGTACACCTCAACAACCACATAGTCTTCCTGATCATTAGACTTATAAATGGCAGGGAAAGGCCCCATAGAAACCATTTTCCACCCATGCAAAGCCTCTACAGAAACTAGTTCAGGGCTGAACTGTGCGATAATGCCATGATTCCCGAAGCCATTACGAAGACTTCCGTACACAGCAAATAGATCTGTATCTTTCATTGTGTTACCTATATACCACAGTATTTATATTCAACAGGGCAGTAAGGTGACTGCCCCACCGGTTGGATTACAGCGCTGGCGCATCCACTAAGTAGCAGTACCCCCAGCATAAGGGCTGTTAGCTTTGCCATCTTTAAGTACCCGCAAGTTCTCAGGGTTGAACCAGTAGGTGCGCTTGCCAATGCCATAGCTAAAGGTTACTGCCACCCGCACTACGCTACCAGTAGCACCAATGCACTGGGACGCTACACCAACCATACCTTTTGTCTTACCAGTAAGACTCTTAACACGTTGACCTTTCTTCATATTAAAGCTCCAGACTTTTAGTTAATTGATCACGCTCCTGTTGGGCTTCCCATTTACGAGAGCACACAACGATGGGGTGCGTGGGGTCATCCTCTTGTACCACCCACCAATAAACTTTACTTGGTGAGCGCACTACTTTAAGACGTACCACCCTTATACTCCTTGTAGCGTGTATTAGGAACAATATCACATCCCTTGCGAACAAAAGCAAAGATATTGATGGGATTTCTGCTGTTCATATTGACCACGGCCATTGGCATATTAATCACAGCTCCTTTCCAGCGCCCCAGTACTGGAGTCCAGCGTTCGTGGTCTGCTTGTACCAGCGCTGATATACTCAAGTGGCGCAGTGCTGCTGAAATTCCTATGTTGACTGCGGCTTCAGTTACTTCTGGGTCTACAGCACGTGAGTTTACTACGAGACTAGGCTTGCCCACTGAGTACACACCACAGCATCCCATGCTTCCGGGAGATACCTGAAAGCTGAATATTGGAGCACCGTCTTCATCACGAATAACAGTAAACCACCACACAGGATCAGAGCGCACTAACATACCTGAAAGCTCAAGCGTCTTACTTGCTCCATTTGCAGCCTCACTGGATAGTGCATACATATAGGTGCACTTTACTGTCAATCCAGAACTCTGAGCAACGGCATGGTCAACACCTACTTCCACACCAGATTCTATATGAGCGAACTTCATATCAGCTGCCCTCACGCACGCGGTAGCCACGACTGCACAAAGTCTCGAAGGACTCCAGAGCCTTTGGGAAGGAGTCAAAGCACAGCTTGACACGCTTGCCACAGCTTCGCAGATATTTGCCGTCGTAGTTAAACGTGATCTCGTCACGACCACGAACCAATACTACAGGAGTGTTAATCTTAGCCATGGATGTCATGAACAATTTTACTTTTGACATAGCAGTCACCTATCTATTTAGTAACGAAAGTACAACGATGATACCACCAGCATCACAGGTAGCGGTGCTGGAACCTGCGCTAGTACGACCAGCGCGTCAATACTTCTTTTGTTTTAAGTATGCCCTCTCTTCTAAAGACTTGCCCCGTGCAGACTGTACTTTTGGAACAGCATATCGAGGCTTTGGTTTACTGTAGTTGCCCCACACCTTATAGGTTGTGGTTGCCACGTCAACTGCAGCACTGCTGACTACTGGAAGACTTAACAGCAGTACGAATCCTACTATTCCTAGCAGGCTGATTAGTTTGTTAGTCATCTGCGATCTTACACCCAACTTGTTACTTTACAGAGTATTGATAGACTTGTCCACAACACTCACCACACTAACATACACGCCACCAGTACCATACAGATTGCGGTAGGCAGCATTAGACGGCTGAGTAATTTAAACAGACCGTCCAAGAGCAGATTGATTGGATCTCTAGGCATCAGAACACCACTCCAGAAAGAGATATAACAGTCCACACTATAACAGCTGTCATAGACGTGACCGCCACAATGACAGCCAGTCCATACAACAACGGCAGCACGTAAGGATTAGATACGTTAAACACGTCGTGTAGTACAGTGCATAGCAACTTAAAAGAAAAGTAGGCGATCAAGAACAGGTTTACTATACCCTTCATGACTGATCCTCCCCAAACAAGGGGGCGCGCAGCCCCCAAGATTATTGTTACGACTGACCCGTAGCAGTAGCGGCGGGATCAGCATGACCTTCAAGAAGCGTACCAAGAGCGGCCACAACAGAGACAGCATCTTCTTTATTAGATACCTTGCCCTGTGACATTGCCTTAGTAAGGCGGTGCTTAGCTGCTGCCAGCACAGCCCAAGGATCAAGATCAGCTTTGACCTGCGACTGATTGGTAAACTCGTACCATGGTTTCTCAGGCTCTGTAACCTCTGCGGTTGAGCCAATCTGCTTAAAGCGCTTGCCCTTTTCTTTGGACACAACCCAGCGCACGTTTGCATGTTTGCCGATATAAGTTTTTACTGCATCAGCATTAACAGAACGAGCAGACACAGCCAGTTCCACAACCTCAGTTAGCACTTGAGCATTGCCGTGGTCACGGTAAAATGACAAACCCATCTCGATAGCAGTTTGTAACTTCTCTGCCACGGTAGCGCCAGCACGTTTGACACTGGTTTTAATGGCAGCCAATTGTTTTTTATCATACGTTTGCATGACGAATACCTCTTTAGTTTCAATTACTTATAGGCATGCCCACTATGTTAATAGGCATGATGATAAGCAATAGGGGCGCGCTTGCGCCCTATAGTTCAGTCACTAGCTTAACAATTTCGCCGCAGCGGTCGCATGTTAATACCACTATATGTTTTGCCCTTAGTAGAGACGTATCTTTACTGGGTATCGCGCACTTAGTCCTGTATAGCAGTTCCACCCCAGTCTCAGAAACAAACTCTGATTGCTTAGTCCAAGAATGATTGCAGTTCATACACATAATCAGCACCCCTTAGTGAATACAAAAGATTTAACAATGCACTTGGTCTTACACTTAGTACCCCGAACGGCCAGCAATACCAGCAAGAATACAGGACAGACCACCAAGCATTCCCAGTTCACGGCTACCTACATGGTAGGCAACCACCATGCACGAAAAACCAACACACGCCAGCGCCCTACTCATTTATGATCCTCACAAGAGTTATCAAACAGCAGGAATAGGTACGCACCAACAACAGGCAGTGCTGTAGCAACCACTCCCACACCTGTAACGACGCTAATATTAACAGCGTTTGCTATGTCCGCGCTAAACATACGAGCGAACAACAAGCCCCAAGTAAGTGCTGCAAGTATTAAACCAACTATAAACAAGCATTTACTCAGTTTATACAAAAAGGAAACAGGCTCTTCACTCATAATCAGCACCCCTCAAAGTCCAGTGTTGCGATTAATGAAGTCTCAAAAGCAAGGGCACTCTCATATAAATGATCAGTGATTCCCGCTTGTTCCTTCTGTGATAGTAGCTCGCTTACTTTAGTAAGTAGCTGCTCTAGCTCTTCACGATCCATATCTAAGCACCTATTGCAAAACGCACTGTATTATGCGCTTTGTCATAAGAACGAAGAACAGCCCGCCCCGTTAAGGGCAGGCCGTATATATGTAGTTGCATCCTTTGAACAGTTCGGCTTTTCTCTTTAACGTGTGAACACTGAAACAGTTACTATAAGTCTATGGGAATACTGCTTTTGTAGTGGCTGGTATTTCACGGACGACTCCCCCATCTCTTGCAACTAATGGGTTCACAGTCTCCCAGCTATGCTACACACCTACGGTGCAATACACAGATAGACTGGTTCTGTTAAGAACACGCATGACAGGTTGTCAGTCTGTCACGATTACAAATTGTTAAGGAGCGACTATACACGAAGTACAGCAGGGCTTCTGTCTTGTTAGGCTTTACACGTACTATTTAGGTAATATTATTGAAAGCGCTCAACTAAATACACGTGTCCCATAGGTCACGATTCGTCTAGTCGCGTCTCTCTCATACCAAAGCCATCTGGCATAGTCGTATAGTGTAAGCGGTCAATAACTAATCACAGCCAGCGTTATAGCAATACAGCTATAGCATCCACCACCTAAAAGAACTGCCCAAATTGTTAAAGAACGTTGTTACGTCTACTACTATAGACACTCAACTTTGATCTGTCAACACCCTATATGCTTTTATGTTTCCGGTCATAGCAACTAACACATTGCCAGTACACTAAGCCTTTCACAATGTCACGTGTGGTTGTGGGTTTAACGCCTTTCTACTGACTAGGCTCAGACACGCCCACCACGGGCAAGGGTGATTCAGATCATATTGTTAAAGAGCGTGCCTACATAGTAGGGCAATAGATCAGGGTTGTCAATCCCTAATCAGTGTCCCTCGTATCAGGGAACGATTACAATAGTAGTCGGGTACAAATCAGATGTCCAGTCTTTTTTAAAAATAATTTGAGCGAAGGGCAAGGATGCCCGTAGCTATGCGGGTTGGCGAGTGATCCCCCCCATTAGCGAGCTAAGCACAAAGCACGTAACTATAAATAATCCCACGCCACGCGACGCGGCTACCTGTTTTCATCAGGGATGACTAATATAACTCACATATAAAAGCAAACCTTTCATCATGACACTATAAGCACTCATTGGCAATTAGACCATTGCACTATAGACAGCGATCCTAGCACGTGCTATAATGAATCGGCGGGAGCCAGAGCCTTAAGGGGGTATAAGGGGGGCCGGGGGGTTCCTTCTATTGCATGCCACGACTAAACAATTTCTCCGGTAAATTACAGGATTTCAATGTCCCCGTTAAGAGATTACAAAGTTAATACATTTCTTTACACGATGTCACAATTATTTGACTAAGCTAGTATATGAGAGACGCATAAAACGCACAACGAATATTACGCGGGATTCTCTATATTAAGTTTCTGAGTCATTCCCTCTGTTATGTTAATTATCATGGAGTGACCATTTGGGTTTAGCATCTCAAGCTAACTAGGTAGAAGCGCCAGTTTGAAAAGCTGGAGGACGTGGTTCGATACCACGGGGATGCACCAATTAAAATGGCTTAGTGTTGTAACGGTAGCATACAGGTCTCCAAAACCTTGTGGTTGGGGTTCAAATCCTCACTAGGCCGCCAGTAATACCCCCATAGTTCAATTGGATAGAACAGCGGTCTTCTACACCGTAGGTTATAGGTTCGAACCCTATTGGGGGTGCCAACATTGATACTGAGAGTCTTTTATGAATGAAGCGGTTATACTTGACATACTTTTGAGCAAGGTTAGTCTTGCTGAGGCTCCAAGAGTTATCACGCTGGCTGAGGGCCATAAGATGGCAACAGTTGGTATAGGCAAAGACCATGTGGCTTATGTCATTATAGATGATGACGCTTATGCAAAGCTAGTATCTCTAACAACTGAGTTTGTTGAGGTAGAATAAAGTATTGGAGGCAGCGGGCGCTCATTGAGTGCTGGTTGTGAATTACCCGACAGGCGCAGTGGATGCGCCACCCTTTTCAGCACACACTTACCAAGGTAGTTATTATGGCTCGCACATCAACTCCGGACCTCATCAACCATGTTCTAAAGAATTCAGTTAGTGCAGATGATGACGTAAAGTTTCCTGTTACGCCATCTAAGGATATGGTATTTGGACAAGAGGCTTTTGTGACTGAGCCCTTCACTTCTAATAACTCCAAGACCGGGTCACAGTTCCTTGGGTCTATTTATCTTCCGACACTTGCCGCTGGTGCGGCGCTTGACATTATTGTTGTGGTAGGTGATTACAATATCCTAATGAAGGATATCCTAAATGAGTTTGAATCAGCAGGACTAAGTACACAGTGGTTCCGCGATCCGGTTTACACTGGTGGTACTGCGCAAACCATTTATAACTATAACGATGAGAACGCCAATCCCCAAGACTTCTCCATTATTGCAGGAGCCACAGTATCTTCTGCTGGTACTCCGGTTGGCCCGCAAGTCCACTCGCTTGGCACAACATCTCTAGGAAATCGTGGTGTTGTAAGAGAAACATTTGCAGCAGGGGTTGAACGTGTGTTGTGGAAGAACAGCGTTTATATGTATCGCATAATTAACGAAGATACAACTGGCCCGACAAGATTAGTTACAACGGCCACTTGGTATCAGGGCCCTCTAACAATCGAGCTTTATGACTGAGGTGCATCATGTCCAAAGCTAGTTTATTTAAATCCTTTGGGGATTCCCGACTGGATAATAACTTCTCCACTCTTGAGGAGTTGATCAATAGTAATATACTGTTCCGCCTTAATATTGATGGTGAGCCTAACCAGCTAGAACAAGAGCTGGATATGAACTCCAACGACATTAATAATGTAAGACGTTTGAGCGCCTCTACTATTTATTTAGGTGGTACTCCAGTAGTGCCAGTTGGTGTTCTTACAACAGATGATGATAAGCTGTCTCACGTTGATGATGGAGACCCCGGTACTGTTAGTTATGAGATTGAAAAGTTAAAAGCATATCCAAGAACATTCGATGCGGTGTCTGGTGTAGATCCAGAGGCGCGGTACTTGGTAGATGCATCAGACTTACGTGTTGGAGACACCGTAGAAACTCTTGGCTATTCTATCGCTGGAGATGGAGGTGGTAACGTATACGAAATAGTTCCTGCCGGAACAGGTACCGACGACGGTGGGTCTTTTATTGATCTAATAAGTTTAGGTCTTCAGGCTAAAGCTGTTATCTCTGGCACAGTATCCCCCGCTACTTTTGGGGTTTTGCCATCATCAGCAGACAATTCAGATGCCTGGCAGGCGCTTTTAAATACATCTCCAGCACACGTACACTTCTCTGTACCAGGAGTTTATAAATTCCTTTCAAGCTCTACGCACAGCGCAAGCATAAATATAACCTCTGTGCCCGGTGTTATTATTGACTGCACCTCTCCTGTCTTTTCTGGAGGATGGTGGACTAAGTTTTCCGGTAGTTTACAGCAGATTCAAAATCTAGGGGCTAACGCAGTAAAAGGTGAGCGTATTGTAGTTTTTGATTCCGAGCCAACGCTAGAGCCAAATGACGTATTCATAATTTTCAATCCTGCAGAATCGAGCTGGTCTACATTTCGCACGAACTATTTTGCCGGAGAGTTTTGCCGTGTTGGTAGGACATCTGCGTCTACTGCACTTATTTCTGGTGGTTTATACGATGACTACGCTATTGCTGATGTTAACGTCTACAGGCTAGACGCTATTATTGTTAATATAAGTGGCTTAACAGTAAACGGAGACGTGTCAACCAGCTTAATAGACTTGGAATTCTGCCGCGATAGTCTGCTTTTGAATATCAAAAGTAATCATAAACATAACTCGTGTATAACAGTACAGCGCTCATATAACTGTGCAATTATAGAGCCGTCTATTTTTAATGGCGGGTATGGCGGTGACGATTATGGTATAGCTATTACTAATAGCCAGACTATCAGAATTACTGGTGGTGACATCTACTCGCGCCGCCACCCGATAACAACTGGCGGAGATGCCAATGTCTGTGCCGTGCCGTGCAGAGACTTACGCTTCTCAAATATTACGCTTAGTAACGACATAACGTCAGGTACACACTGTGCCGACTTCCATGGTAACACCGAAGATAGCCAGTACGTTAATTGCGAGATATACGGCGGGGCGACTTGGCAGGGCAAAAATAATGGTTATGTTAACTGCCGAATTGGAAGTATTTTGGCGGGGCCGTGCATACTATCATCAGAGATTTTGGAGGGCGAGTTATACGCAATAAACTGCAGATTCCATTCTGTTATTGATCCGTCTACAGGTAGTCGCGGCATTATTGATGCTGGAGGAAATAGCTCTCCAATTGACACAAGAACCATTGGGGATGTGACTCTTAGCGTTAAAGGCGGAAGTATTTTTGGTAGAAATATCGGTGCAACTGCTTCGTTAATGACTGTAGAAAACAGAGGATCGACACACAAAATCAACGTAGAGGTCTCAGATATAGAGATTGATGTAGACTCATACCAGCAAGTTTTGTTTACCCGTCTGAACAGTGGTACAGCTGACAGTGATTTTATTATCGTTGATAACCTTAAATCTCGTGGCGGCCCTGCTACTGTGTTCTTAGCTAACCATAATGCTTCGTCATACACTTCTTTCCCTCACAGAATGCAAAAGCAGTCTGGGCAAGAGCAGCTTACTACCTCGACTAGTGCTCCCTCTGTTCAAGGAACTCCAGTTGTGTACAAATGGATTTATCCTCGCAATCCTAACGTAGTTATGTCGCGCACTAACAAAGGCTATGTTGGAAATCGTATAGGTATTGCACTTGCGGCAACAGCTACTGCTACTGGGCTGACGCCGTCGATAGCCACGGACGACGCAACTAATTTTCCTGTATCCGAATCAATTGATGTGAACTGGAGTGCTACTATAGACGAGCTTTAAAGCGTCATCGCATGCCCTAAAGGGGCGCTACGCCCCTTTTCTTTTTTTTCGTAATATTGGTTTTTAAGGAAATCTTATGAAATACAGAGGCGCAAATGGCAAGTATCTAACGCAATCTTTGTTCTACGAACTGACTGATGACCAAAGGTATGCAATCTTCACAACTAAGCCAGAAGATATTACTAAGGACGGCAAGACGTACTTGTCCGCCAGACGCCTCTTCGTTGCATGTGAAGATCCCACAGGTTATAAATTTGCAACTACTTATCTTGAGAACTTCGAGCACTGGCTAGAACTACAGCGTAGTAACAAGCAGCTACGTAATATGATTCAGGGGTGGCAAGAAGAACTTGCTGTCAAGTTGGTGAGTTTAGGCATTGGTGCGCAGATCGAAGAGGTAAAGGCTAACGGCAAAGGTGCTATGGCTGCCGCTCGTTACTTAGCTGATGAGGGGTGGAAGCCTAAGCGTAAAGCGGGCAGGCCCTCCAAAGAAGAAGTACAAGGCCAGCTTAAGAAAGAAGCTGAGATTGAAAATGAGTTCTCGAATGATTTGAAACTTATTCAAGGTCTTAAAAGGTAATGTGATATGTCAAGGCGCTCTGAGGCACTAGAACAAAAGAATATAATTCGCACTGCTGCGGAGCATGATTTGTACACCTTCGCGTGTTTGGTTAATCCGATGCGCGTGTATGGTCAGGTACATGAGGACGTGTTTCGCTGGTTACAGCGGTACGACGTAGACCAATTACTACTGCTACCTCGTGCACACATGAAGTCGCATTGCATTGCTGTATGGTGTGCGTGGTGGATTACAACTCATCCAGAGACTACAATCTTGTATATCTCTGCAACATCTGAACTTGCTGAGAAGCAGCTGTACGATATTAAGAATATGATCACCTGTAAGCAGTACAGGAAGTACTGGCCTGAGATGGTTAATTCAGAAGAGGGTAAGAGAGAGAAGTGGGCGACTAAGGCATTTTCACTTGATCACCCTAAGCGTAAAGAAGAAGGTGTTCGAGATCATACGGTCAGCGCCGCCGGTCTTACTACCAACACTACTGGTTGGCACGCGGACGTAGTTATCGCAGATGACGTAGTGGTTCCTGATAACGCTTATACTGAGACAGGTAGACATACAGTAGAATCAGCAATGTCGCAGATTGAGTCTGTGCTTAACCCCGGCGGCTTTACTAAGGCGTGCGGTACACGCTACCACCCGCTAGATATTTATGGCAAGTGGCTGCCGATGAAGATCCCTGAGTACGACGAAGAGGATAACATCATAGGCTATGTGCCAGTGTGGGATAAGTTTGAACGAGTTGTTGAAGAAGACGGATTGTACATCTGGCCCAGAACAGTTAGGGAAGATGGAAAGTCCTTTGGTTTCGATGATAGAGTTCTTTCTAAGATCAAGGCTAAGTACCTAGACGTAACACAGTTCCATGCTCAGTACTATAATGATCCAAACGATGTTGGATCCAGCCGTATGAGTAAAGACGCATTCCTATATTATGAGCCAGCAAGTATTAAGAAAGTTAATGGTACTTGGACACATAATGGAGCGCCTCTTAACATATATGCTGCAATTGACTTTGCGTTCTCTCTGAGTTCGCGGGCGGATTATACGGCACTTGTAGTTGTTGGTGTAGACCCAGAGGGCTTCATCTACGTGCTTGACATTGATAGATTCAAGACTGATGATATCAGTGTGTACTATGAGCATATCATGAATCGTCACGATTACTGGAACTTTAAGAAACTGCGTGCTGAGATTACTGGTGCACAAAAGATTATTGTTAAGGATCTGCGTGACAGAGTACGTAAGGCGGGGCAGTCATTAGTCATTGACGACTTCAACCCAACAGCCAAGCAGGGTTCCAAAGAAGAGCGCGTAGATAGCATACTGTTAATTAGATACAGAGATGGTATTATCCGTCACGCTAAGGGCGGCCTGACCAACCTTCTTGAAGAAGAGATCATACAGGCACGACCAGCGCACGACGACATTAAGGATGCTCTTGCATCAGCCGTTGAAATATCTGTGGCACCACGAGCCAAGCGCGATGTGGCTTCCCGCACTAAGCTGGTGTATAACAAACGATTCGGAGGAGTCATCAATGCGTGAAATAGCGCTACGTATAGAACAGCTGCTGTCAAGTGAAAAGCTCGCGGAACAGATCGGCCAGCAGTGGCAGACTCTGGACGAGCAGAGACAGGGCAAGCTTAGTGAGTGGGAGGAGTTAGACTCCTACCTGTATGCGACAGACACATCTACAACTAGCAACGCTAATGGCGGGTGGATGAATAGCACCACTCTTCCAAAGCTCTGCCAGATCATGGATAACCTGCACGCCAATTATAATTCGGCGCTGTTCCCAAACAACTCTTGGTTGAGATGGGAAGGTTACACCAGAGACGCGGATCTAAAAGAAGTTCGTGGAATCATCGAGGCGTACATGCAGGCCAAGACGCGAGACCCGCGCTTCCGTACTACTGTTGAGGCACTTCTGTATGATTATATCTGCAGGGGCGTGGCATTCAGTATGCCGGAGTGGGTGTCCGAAGTTAAGGTAGATCCAGCAACCGAGGAAGTAATCCCCGGCTTTGTTGGCCCGGCGGCAGTCCGCATCTCTCCATACGACATTGTGTTTGATCCTACTGCTACTGACTTTTATTCTACGTATAAGATCATCCGCAAGGTAATCACTCTAGGCACGGCGCAGAGTATCGCTGACAAAGATCATGAAGGGGATTTTGCTAAGGCACTTGCCAAGCACAACGAGTTGCGATCTATCATGGGTCAAATCTCTCCGTCAGATATACCAAAACTCCAGAGCATGTTGAAGGCTGGTTACGGTAGTATTGAAAGGTACAGAGGTTCACAAACCATTGAGATCCTAGAGTACTGGGGAGACATCGTAGATGCTGACACAGGTGAAGTCCTGCGCAACCAACGCATTCAGGTAATGGACAGAACTTGCGTTGTGTACAAAGGTGAATGGGAGTCGTGGTTATCACACGCCCCGATCTATATGGTAGGCTGGCGTCCACGCCCTGATAACTTGTGGGCTATGGGCCCTCTTGATAATCTTGTTGGGCTGCAGTATAGGATTGACCACCTAGAGAACTCTAAGGCTAATGCCTTGGATCTTCTTGTTCACCCACCTAAGAAGATTATTGGTGACGTGCAAGACTTCGAGTGGGCTCCGGGCGCAGAGATTCATATCGGTGACGACGGTGATGTTATAGAGATGGGCACTACCTTAGCTGGTGTTATCCAAGCTGACAACAACATCGCACTTATCGAATCGAGAATGGAGCAGTATGCTGGCGCGCCAAGAGAAGCTATGGGTTTTCGTACTCCCGGAGAGAAGACCAAGTTTGAGGTGCAGCAGTTAATGACTGCCTCTACTCGTATCTTCCAAGATAAGATCACACGCTTCGAGGTGATGCTGCTTGAACCACTGCTTAACAGCATGCTTGAGCTTGCTCGCCGTAAGATGGATACAGGTGAGATTATTCGTACGCTAGACACAGAGCTTGGTGTTAGTTCGTTCTCTGAGATCTCCAAGGAGAATCTTACAGCCTCTGGCAAGATCATGCCTATTGGCGCACGACACTTCGCTGAGCAGAGTGTTCTTATTCAAGACCTAGCAGGTTTGACCAACACTGGTCTGTGGGCTAAGATCGAACCGCACATCAGTAGTGTAGAGCTTGCAGCACTTGTAGAGAATACGCTAGCGTTAGATAGGTACAAGGGTGTTATATCTGACTACGCCGCTGTGGATGACAAGGTTGAAATGGATAAGCGTATGGCAGAAGCTCAACAAGAAGTTGGTGAGTATAATGAAACACCAGCACCACAGGAGTATTTAGGTGAGTAGACGTAGAGGCAATCCATCAGAGAGCCTGTCGGCGTTGTGGTACAGAGGAGCTAGCAATCCAAAGAAAGAGGATGTAAGAGCTGCAGTTAGCTCTTCATCTTCTCAGCTGGCACTAAGA